AGTGTGAGGAAACCACGCTTGAAGATTAGAGGAGATTCAGTTTTAACTGTCAAGTCTAACCTTCTAAAGAGTAAACCTCGTTATCTGCCACCTTAGGGTGTCACGGAAGTAAGCAGATACATCAATTCGGGTAAGGGAAGGGTGATGCTTCCCACCGCATACTGCGAGAGCGAGAATGTCCAAGCATGAGTGTACAGAGTTACGATTGCGAAGGACTTCGGGGGCAGATGCACTAGATAATGTCGCTACCATTAAGTTGGAAAGAGATTGGAACGAGAACGGCAGTCGCTCTGTCAACCAGTAGATATACTGAAGAAGTTCGCACTCAATTAGTCGACAGTAGTAAAGAAGTGATGCGAAATGAGCAGTATACCATAGACGCAAGTCGTAGATTGAAGTTCGTAATATCCATCACCTCTCGTTACGCAGTGGATAGGTTCGTGAATTATTCCGCCACGACCACTTTAAACAACAAAAACTTTGGATGGGAACTTCGGTTCCCATTTTTTTGCTTCAAATAACTTAACATCAAAATTCTTTATGTTAATTCAAAATAGTTCTTGACAAACCCCTCAAACATCTGTATAATATCTATATGAAAAGAAAAAGGAAACCACATTTTCCTAGATGAATGAGTGTGGAGGTTATGTCTGAACATACACTGAGGGATGAAAATGCCCTCCCCAATTTAACAATATAACAAAGGAGAGCATTATGCCAATAAAATTTAAACCAAGTGCAAAGAAATATGTCAGAGGCGTACCAGCAAGTAAATTACCTATGGAACACTTCTACATCAAAGACACACCAAAACAAGAATTGTTTGAGTACATCAACGATAGAGGTGCAAACATGAAACCTAAAGTAAGACAGAAGTGTCTAAACGAACTAGTCCGCAGAGGTATAGTTATAGAGTGGAGTGAGGTGCAATCATGAGGTGGAGTGGTCAAGCAAAACATAAGAGTCATGTAAAGAAAACATCACAAGGCGATTCACATAGAAATATGTCCCTCAACAAGAACAAACACAAGAAGCGTTCGTTCAAGAAGTATAGAGGACAGGGCAGATGATAGACGGACACGCATTTGTAATTGGACTTGTCCTATTCAATATAGGACTAGCAGTGGCGATACTATGGGTAAGGTAATACAGTTCCCATTAATCACCGAAGCGACAAGACTAGTGGAAGAACTCCAAGCACAGGAAGAAGAAATCAAAATGTGCTTGGACGACTTACAGTCTTTAAACGAACATATATTAGAGTTAACAATGGAGTACGAAGAACTCCTGAACAGACTCTGTACTATTAACAACATCGAATTACCACAGGAGAAAGAATGAGACAGGGAAGTATGATGTATGACCAATATGGTCGTAAACGTAAAGTAAAGAAACTATACACAAGTAAGAAAGCGACGCCTAATTTCGCTAAACAAGAGGCAAAACAATTTAAGGAAGCGAGTGAAATACCTAGTATGCCAATCGGAGAGTACAAAACTCCACAAGACAACTCGTATAGAAAAGAAGTATCAAAGCAATATACGGTATCTATTGCGTACAATAAAGGTGCTTATCAAGTGATACCAAAGAAGGAGATAAAAGACATTGGCAAATAAATTATATGGAAACGGAAGACACTATGCAGTAGGCATGGAAGCAAATGGTAGCAAAATCAAAAGCATACAGTACCCGATTGACACAAAACCTAAGTACGAACACTGGGAATGTCCATCAAGAAACTGTAAACACATGACAATCTACCTAGAGGACGGAAGAATACTCCGTGATGATGAATTAATACTTAAAAGAGAGTGGGATATGATTGAGAAAGCAGAAAAGTTCATATCTAATATCAGTGGAGGTGTAGCGTAATGAGTAAGATAAATGACTACGCTAAGTTCGTAGACCAGTGTACATCCGAAACAAGTAAAGATACGACTAAAATGTGCGACAGATTGGATAAACTTATGGGAAATCACACTATGCAGAATGGTGTATTGATTGACTGTGAGATAGATATGGCAAGATTGATGACTGCACTGATAGGTATGATGGCAGAGAGTGGAGAATTTGCTGAGATTGTGAAAAAGAAAGTATTTCAGAACGATACACAGTTCACAAACGACGAAGTTTTTCACATGAAAAGAGAGTTAGGTGATGTACTTTGGTACTGGGTTCAAGGATGTATAGCATTAGGATTCACACCTGACGAAGTAATGGACGAAAACATTAATAAACTAGAAAAGAGATATCCGAATGGTTTTGAGGTGATTCGTTCAGAAGTAAGGGCAGAAGGCGATATCTAATGCTTTTAACAGGAGAGTTTGATATACACATTATAAATGCTTGCAACCTGAGTTGTAAGCATTGCTCTGTGCTTGACTATAAGTACAAAGATGAAGAATATGGTGTAATCAACAAGTTTTTAACCCTAAATCAAGTAAAAGAACAGGTAAAGTTAATCAAAAAGTGGGGATATCAACTAGAAACTCTTAAAATATTGGGTGGAGAACCAACCACACACCCAGAGTTCCCTGAAATAGTAGACTTTCTACTAACTTCAGAGGTAGCAAAACAAGTGTGGTTAAATACAAATGCACTGAATATGACTGAAAAAGTTATCAGTGCATGTTCTAAATTAGATAAAATTTTAATAAGTATCTATCCTATGGTAGATGTAAGTATTAATCAAGTAGCAAAATGGAAGGAGAGTGGACTCTCTAAGGAATTTAATAAAGTCCACATAGCAGTAATGACAAGTTTTGAAAGATTTGGTGTACCTCAACCTAATATTGAGTATACACCTGAAGGTAATTGGAAAACATGTTGGCAAAAAGAACACTGCAGAACAATAGAAGGAGAAACAATGTATCAATGTGCTATATCTTTCGGAAGGAAAGTAGAAGGCATACACATTTCAGACTGGGGTACTAAACTAAACAGACCTCTAAAAATGTGTGATACTTGTTATTTCCCACCACTAGAAGAACAATGGAGTAGTTTGAAACCTAAGAAGGATTACAGAAACCTTCACAAAGGTATCAAATTATGGGATAATTATAACAACAAAATAAAACTAAAGGAGATTTAACATGGCAAATCATGTACACTTTACAATTCAAGTACAAGGAATTGAAGATGACCAGTTTAACGAAGGCGTGAAGACTGAAGAAAGAACAGCAAAGAACTATGACAACGAAGACTACACTTTCAATGCGTTAGTAGAGATTGAAGAACAACCATTTATGAGTAATGTTTCTAAGGAATTTGACGAAGATGGCGATTTAAAAAACTCATATGACTGGTACTGTAATGAAGTAGGTGCTAAATGGTGTCACCTTGACGAAGCACAGGATGGATATATTGCTGGCTACAGTGCTTGGAGACAACCACATGAGTTAGTAATAAATGTAATAGAATACTATGCAAACAAGTACGATACTGAAGTAACTGCAAGTATGACTTATGAAGATGAGTTCAGAAACTTCATGGGTAAACAGTACTATGGTTCTGATAAAGAGCAAGATGAAAGCATTAATGGCTGGTATGCTTGGGAAGGAGATTACAATGAGACTGATGCAGATGCACTCATGGCATCATTCAATGAACGCTTTCCTAGTATAGATACTGAATCAGAGGACTTTGATTACTATGGAGAGTACAAAGTCGGTGGAGATGTTATCTATCCAAACGAAGTACTAGATGAGATAGCAGATAAATTCTGGGAGGATTGCTAATGACTGAACATACAGAGTTAGTTGAAAGACGAAGGGTTTACCTCGCTGCAGAAGACTGGGGTAATAAGATATGTCAACACTATGCTTGTAAAAAGGGTGGTGACTTAGGATTTGGAGAGGGCTACTTTGTTTACTATAACAATGGAGCAGTACATAAACTAGAGGGTAAGAACATAACAATAGTTCAACCCCCACAGTCAATAGAGGAGGTTATAGATGCGTTTTCTAGGAAGGATAATTGAGAGATTACTAGAGTGGTCATTCAAACGAACAGCAGAAAAACAATGGAGAGATAGAAATGGCAGTTAATTACACACAAGACCAAGTAGAGTATATAGTAAACCAGTATAGATTAGAACCAACTAGAGAAACAGTAGAAAAATTAGCAGAAGAACTCAATAAGAGTGTAAAATCTATCATAGGAAAACTATCAAGAGAAGGAGTGTACAGGAAAACCGAGTACACAACCAAAGCGGGTGAAAAGCCAGTCACAAAGTTAGAATTAGTAGAAGAATTAGCAGAGAAATTACAACTACAGGAATGGGAACTAGCAGGTCTAGAAAAAGCACCCAAGACTGCATTAAAAGCAATATTAAAAGGAGTAGCAAATGAGAGTATGTAAATTAGTAAAAGCAGGTGAGAACCTAGGAACAATAGACAAGCATGGAATATATGCAGAAGTGTTAGAGCTTTTCGAAAGTCCCAACGGGTATAAAGCCAAGTTAGAATTCGCTGATGGATTCAAGACTGAATTGTCAGTACGAAGACTAAGAATGCTACAGGCAGATGTACCTAAGTCAAGAGGAAGCTTCTGGGACTAACGACAAGTTAGACAGAATTTGACATGAACCCACTTAATTGTGGGTTTTTT